GTGAGCTAAAACGCTCAATAAAAAAGTCAAAGACTAAGTTAACCTCTGTTGATGCTACTATTGAGGTAACACCCACAGGCAAAGACAAAAAAGGCGTTAGAAATGCAGAAAAAGGCTTTGTACTAAACTTTGGTCGTTCAAATATGCCCGCCCAGCCTTGGATGGATGCTGCAAACGCCAAAAGTGAGGACAAAGTACACGCCGAAATGTTAAAGGTTTGGGAGGAAATGAATAATGATAAGTGAATTACTTAATACGGCTCTAAAGAGTTTGCAAAAGCCCGTTTATAGGATTGTGTATAACCCAAAAGACCATAAAAACAAAGTAAGTCCAGAAACATACTTTACCTTTCAAACAATTGTAAGCCAGCCGAGCGGGTATGCAGACGATGACAGCACCGCAACGCTTAATACTTTTAGAGTGGACCTTTACTCAAAGAAAGATTTCACAAAGCTTTTGAGCGATACTCTAACAGCACTAAAGCAAGCGGGATTTACTATCTCAAGCGTAGATGCAGAGATATATGAAAACGACACAGGGTATTACCATGTGCCGATAACAATTACAATAATGGAGGAATGATAGCATGGCAACAGTTGGACTAAAAGATCTATTCATGGCTACCATTACGGAAACGGATGGAGTAGAAACCTTTGGCACGCCAGAGCGTTTGGCAAAGGCTATTAAAGCCGAACTTTCCGTAGAGGTTGCAGAGGGCATTTTATGTGCAGATGATGCAGTTGATGCAATTGCAAAAGAGTTCGTTAAAGGTAACATAAAGCTAAACATAAACGACTTAGAGCCAGCAAAGCAAGTGGCTATTTTAGGACAAACCATTGACAGCGACAAAACTATTTATGCTGGCGAAAATGACGAGCCACCTTATATTGCCTTGGGCTTTCGCTCAAAGAAAGGCACAGGCGGAAAATACCGCTATATATGGCTATATAAAGTTAAGTTTAAAATCCCTAATGAGAACTACGAAACCAAAGGTGAAGGCATTAACTTTATAACTCCAGAGCTTGAGGGTGAGTTTATAAAGCGAGCAAAAGATGGTATGTGGAAAGCCGACTTTACAGGCTTGCCAACAGATCCAGTAGCGACAAGCTGGTTTACAAAGGTAAAAGAGTACACAGCACCAACAGGCTGATCGGGAACATAAAAATAGATTAGGAGGATGGGCGGTTTTGTACCGCCCTATAATTTTACAATGAGTGCAATTAAAGATGGCAGACTACCCATTACACTTGATAAGGAAAGACACTTGCTATTTAGCCTTAATGTTCTTGACGAATTGCAGGACAAAGCGGGCGGATATGATAAGCTTGATGTTTTTCTTTCAGGCAAAGACCTTTTCAAAAATCTTAGATGGCTTCTCGCTTTGCTTATTAACGAGGGTTCAGATGAAAAAGAAGAGCCACTTTCGGAAAAGCAAGTAGGCAAGCTTATTCACTCTGGCAACTTTGTGGAAATGCAAAACGCAATTTACAAGGCTTTTGCAAAGGGCAGTAATGGTGATGAGAAGGCCGAAGAGTTCATAGAGGATTCAGACGAAGAGGATGACGAAAAAAACTCACAGAGCGGGCAGGAAAAATAGATCTTGCTCGCTTTTTGTATATCGGAGTAACGCTCCTTAGATATTCAGAGCGGGAAGTTTGGAAGATGACACCATACAAAATAAACACCTTGTATAAAATACATAAAAGCTATAACCCAGACCGTTTTATACAAGAGCAAAAATTAGATCCAATAGATGAAGCGTTAGGGGGATTTTGAAAATGTCTGAAAGGAAAATAAGTACTAAACTCGCTTTTGACGGAGAAAAAGAGTACAAATCTGCATGCAAGGATATTAACAATTCCCTTAAGGTTCTTGGATCTGAACTCAAGGTAGTTAGTGCGGAGTATGCGGGTAACGAAAAGAGCATGGAAGCTCTAACAGCGAAGCAAAACATATTAAAAAAGCAGTACGAGGAACAGACAAAAAAGGTTAATGAAAACGAGAAAGCCTTAGCAGCATTAAAAGCAGAAGAAAATCAAAACGCAGATGCTATAGCCCGCTTTGAAGTAGCTTTAAACAATTCAAAAGTAGCCCTTGCAAAAACAGGCAACGAGCTAAAACAAACCGAGGGGGAGCTTAACAATGCAGGGAATGAAGCAGATAAGTTTGGCAAAGAGCTTAAAAAGTGCGGGGATGAAGCCGAGCAGAGTAGCGGAAAGTTTGGAAAGCTAAGCGGTACTCTTGGCTCTTTAGCTAAAGGCTTTGGCGTTGGTATGGCGGCAGTAGGCACAGCAATAGTAGGCGGCTTAGGTTATGCAACAAAAGTAGCAGACGATGTAAAAGGAGCGTTAAATGACTTTGAAGCCTCAACAAGAATAGCCGAAGCGGGAGCAAATGGCTTTGAAGATGCCATGCTCAATATTTACAACGGCAATTACGGCGAGAGCTTCGATGACATCGCCGATTCTATGGCTATTGTTGCTCAGTCCGCAAAGGATACAGATCCAACAAATGTAGAGAAGCTTACAACCTCCGCCCTAGCCTTGCGTGATACCTTTAAGTATGACATACAAGAGCAAATGCGAGCCGTTAATATGCTTATGGATCAATTTGGAATAAGCGGAGAGGAAGCCTTTAACCTTATTGCACAAGGATCTCAAAACGGCTTGAATAAAAACGGCGATTTTTTAGATAGCATTAACGAGTATTCCGTACACTTTAAGAACTTAGGACTTGATGCAGAGCAGATGTTTAATTCCTTTGCAAATGGAGTAGAGAGCGGTACTTTTAGTGTTGACAAGCTGGGGGATGCGGTTAAGGAGTTTGGAATAAGAGTTAAAGACGGAACGGCAGATAAAGCCTTTAAGAGTTTGGGGCTAAGCGTAGAAGAAACTACAAAAGCCTTTGTAAGTGGCGGAGAGGAAGCATCGGCGGCGTTCGCTAGGTTGACTTCCGAACTTTTTAAGATGGAAGATCCAGTAAAGCAAAACGCTTTAGGCGTTCAATTATTCGGTACGATGTGGGAGGACTTAGGAGCGGAGGGTGTAAAAGCTCTAACCAACATTAACGGCGAAATATCCACAACAACCGATGCAATGGCTAATATTAACAAGGTCAAATATGACACAGTAGGTGAAGCATTTACAGGGCTTGGGCGTATTATGAAAACAAGTTTAATTTTACCTTTAGGGCAAGAATTAACACCGCTTTTAAGCGAGTTTGCTACTACAATGACTAATGCGGCGAAAAGCTCCAGCGGAGATATTACAGCAATGGCGAATGCTTTTGGTAAAGGCATTTCCGATATGATAAACGGGCTAAGCGAAAAGCTCCCAGAATTTGAAACGTTCGCAACTAAAATTATTATGGGCTTAGCAGATGGCTTGGTTAACAACCTACCTACGATCTTTATGGCGGCGGCAAATATCATTATTAGCCTTGTGAAAGGGCTTATAGATATGCTCCCAAAAGTTATTGACGGTGCACTGCAAATTATTTTGGAACTTGGCAAAGGACTCGCAAAAGCCCTGCCAGAGCTGATACCAAAAATAGTTGAGGTAGTTTTATTCATAGTAAAGGAGCTTGTGCACAATATCCCAATGATAATTGATTGTGCATTACAGCTTATAGAGGGGTTAGCCTTTGGACTAATAGAAGCACTTCCAATTCTTATAGAAGCTATCCCAGAAATTATATTAGCTATCGTTAATGGGCTGATAGAGGGCCACCCCAAGCTTATAGAAAGTGCAGATAAAATAATAGCAGCTCTTATTACAGGAATTGTAGCAGCAATACACAAGCTGGTTGAGGCGACACCTCAAATTGTTTCAGGCATAGTCGCTGGGCTTAAAGCGGGGCTTCCTAAGATTTTAAATCAAGGCACTGAATACCTTGGGCATCTTGGAAGTGGACTTTTAAAAGCCATACCGCAACTTGTATCAAATATACCTCAAATTATCAAAGCTATTGTAAAAGCATTTACAGATAACATTGGTGACATTGTAGAAATTGGAGCTAATATCGTTCGTGGAATTTGGGATGGCATAAAGTCCATGACAAAGTGGATAGGGGATAAAATAAACAGCTTCTCTGATGGCATGGTTAAGGGTATAAAAGATAAGCTTGGAATACATTCACCGTCAAGGGTGTTTGCTGGTATCGGTGTAAATATGGCAGAGGGTTTAGATGTTGGCTTTTCAAAGCAAATGAAAGGTGTGGAAAGAGATATAAAAAATGCCATACCTACAGACTTTGATGTTAATGGCAAGGTAAACTACTTTACAGACGGTAAAGCGATTGCAAGAAGTGAAAATATAAAGCCACAAGTACAAGTAACACAAAATATTTACACGCCACAATATGACTATGTAGCCCAGCAAAGAGAAGCGACAAAACAATTCAAATTGATTGCAAGGCAGGTGTAGAAGCGTGCGGAAAATAGAAAAACTTATATATACAAATGAGCGTGGAGAAAGCATAGAGTTTTCCCACGCTTCTGTATATCACACAAACGAAGTGAGCGGGCTTAGTGATATTCGCAACTCTATTTATTCATTTAATAGCATGGGGCAGGACGGTGATACCTACTTAGGTAACCGAATAGAGAGCCGAGAAATAGAGATAGTAGGCAACATAAACGAGCGTGCCAAAGATGCAGTAATACAACACCGCCGAAACCTAAGCCATGTGCTTAATCCACAGCTTAATGCAACTCTTACATATCAGTACGGTGACTTCGTAAGGATTATAGACTGCAAAGTAGATAACGCTCCAGTGTTTCATAAAAAGAGTATCTTTCAAGGTTTCACAATACAATTACTCTGCCTTAATCCATTTTGGAAAAATGAAGATGATAGCAGAGATGATATTGCAAGCTGGATTGGTGGGCTTGAGTTTTCTTTAGAAATACCAGCCGACACAGGCATGGATTTAGGTTACAGGTCACCGAGCTTAATAGTTAATGTTTATAACGGCGGTGATGTTAAAACTGGTATGAGAGTTGACTTTAGAGCCATTGGAACAGTAAGTAGTCCAAAAATACTCAATGTAAATACAGGCGAGTTTATAAAGTTCAACGACCTTACTTTGCATGCCGAAGATGTGCTTACGGTATCGACCTACTACGGCAAAAAGAGAATCACGCTAACCAGAAACGGATTAACCGAGGATGCTTTCAGGTACTTGGATGTTGACAGCACCTATATACAGCTTGCGTTAGGGGATAACCTTTTTAGGCACGAAGCCGAAAACGGTGGCGAAAACTTAGAGGTATCCATATATCACAACAATAAATACTTGGGGGTGTAGTGCGTGGAGCTTTATGTATACGATAAGGCACTAACCCTAAAAGGTGTTATAGATGAAATATCCTCTTTTATCTGGATAAGGCGTTACTGGAGTGTAGGAGAGTTTAAGCTTCTTGTACCGTTCACAGAGGATAACAGAAAACATCTTGTAAAAGGTAACCTTATTATGAAGCAGGGCGATAACGAAGCGGCGGAAATAATCTATACCAATATCAAGAAAAACGCCATTGGCAAAGAAGAAATAGAAGTACAAGGCAAGTTTTTAACCAATTGGCTTAACAGCAGAATACTTGTAAAGCAAATCATAACCTCTGCAACAAGCCAAAGCATACTCGACCGCATTGTAACCGAAAACTTAATAGCTCCAACAGATTCAGCAAGGGTAATACCTCTTTTGGAGCTTTTGCAAAATCCGACAGAGCTTGGAAGTGGAGTTATTAGTTACACCTCCGAGCCTTTTATATCCTGCCAGTTGGCGGTAGAAGCAGTGGCAAAAGCCTCTAAACTTGGCTTTGTGATACAAACTGATATCAGAAGCAAGAAGCACATTTTCAAGGTGTATAAAGGCAGAGATTTAACAGCAGAGCAAGCACAGTATCGCTCTTGCATCTTTTCTCAGGAGTACGACAACATTTATGAGCAGGAGTATGAAAACAGCACAGAAAATCTACGCTCTGCTTGTTATGTCGGCGGTGAAGAAAAAGAGG